ATGTGCCGGTATTTGGCGGCGAAGTATCCGATTTTGGTATATCGGTGCGCTCGCCGGAGGAGATCGGGTTTATAACAATCGGTAATATATTGGCCGTAGGATCTTTAGCTAAGCTCACTAAAGCTCTTTTTCCGGATGCCTTGGCTAAGGACGAGGACGGCAATCAGATTTACGACATCCTTAACGAGCTACTTATTAACTCGTGGTTTGAGGTAGCACCGGCTTTACAATGGATGGATTACGACCCTACGACTACGTGGGCTAATGCAGAAAACGTAGGGCTAGGCGAGATCGATCAGCCGGGCCTCTATGAGATGATCTCTCGTTCAGCTGAGCCGGCTAGCAGCTATAACCTATGTGCTCAGATAGCACAAAGCGCGCAAGGGCAGATATACGAAGATAAGGCCGGGCGAGTGTGCTACGCCGATACCGACCACCGTACGGCCTATCTTTCGGCTAATGGCTATACGAGCATATCGGCCAATTACGCTACGCCGTCTACCGTTAAATCGATCCTACAGATAGGCAAGATCCGTAACTCCCTGGTATTTAATTATGGTAATAACTACAATAGCCAAGCTACGGCCCTTGATGCTACCTCGGTCGCTAACTATGGCCGCTATCAGCGTAGCGTTACGACTAACCTCCATAACCTATCGGATGTCAATATCCTTATGAACCGAGAGCTAGGATTGCGAGCCATCCCTCGAGAGCAGCTACAGAGCATCACCTTTAGGCTAGATAACTCACAGTTACCCGATGTCGAACGAGATAAGCTCATCGATGCCTTTTTTGGTCAGCCTATGGTAGTTAATGACCTACCTATCAATATGTTTAATGGCTCTTTTAATGGCTTTGTCGAGGGGTTTGCTATCAAGGCTACGCCGTCATACGTAGACTTTACTCTCACCCTAAGCCCTACAGATTTCTCACTGGTCGCGCCACAGTGGGCAACAGTTACGCCACCATCCCTCATTTGGACCGGTGTAAATGCTACTCTTATATGGCAAAATGCTTTCGGAGGTTTAACCTAATGGCAACTACTACACCTAATTTTGGATGGCCGGTACCTACATCGACCGACCTAGTTAAAGATGGCGCTACCGCTATCGAGGCGCTTGGCGATTCTATTGATGCCTCACTACTTGATCTTAAAGGCGGCACAAGCGGCCAAGTATTAGCTAAAAACTCTAATACAGATATGGATTTTGTTTGGGTAACCGATGCAGCCGGTGACATTACAGGCGTTACTGCAGGTACAGGTATTTCAGGCGGCGGCACTAGCGGCACCGTAACCATTACTAACTCAATGGCTACTGCAATAGATGCTAAAGGTGATTTAATCGCCGGTACCGGTGCAGATACTTTTGCTCGTTTAGCAGTCGGAGCCAATGGTACAGTGTTAATGGCAGACTCAGCCGAGGCAACAGGATTAAAGTGGGCAACCGCTGGCGGCGGCGGTAAAGTTTTGCAGGTAGTTCAGGCTACTTATTCAACCGCGACCACAATAGCCAGCACTTCATTCACAGATACAGGCTTATCAGGAACAATTACACCAACACTATCAACAAGCAAAGTTCTTGTGTTATTTACTCAACAGGTCAGAATTTCGAGATCAAGCGTAGATCAGGCGAGCGGTTATCAATTGGTAAGAGGCGCGACGTCAATCCTTAATTTAGGAAATGGCGGTTATGAAACTATGGGTCTGGACGTAGGCGGCAATGGTGCCAATAGCCTACAACTGAGAGGAATTATTTCAGGCGCTTACCTTGACAGTCCAGCGACTACATCTGCCACAACTTACAAAACACAATTTAAACTTTATACAACCGCCAATTCTGGCACATCAACAATTAATGAAAACTCAGCTCCAGCAACACTAATTCTTATGGAAATAGGTGCATAATGAAAGATTATTTAGCACAAGCTATTAAGTCATTACGACCATCAGCAGAATTTTCATATCTTGAAAATGATTATTCAACTATTAAATGGGACATTTTAGACGGCAATCCTCCTACACAAGCTGAAATAGATGCAGAAATAGCAAAAATTAAAGCAGATGAAGAATTTTTAGCAGCTCAACGAGCAGTAGAAAAAGCCGATCTATTAGCACGCCTTGGCATTACTGCCGATGAAGCGGCATTACTGCTCTCATAATGCTAAAGAGCTATAACGGCTATCCGGCCTCTAAAGATCCGGATGAGATCAAAATAAAGTCCTACCCGGTAAGGGGTACGGATCGTAAGCTAAGGTGCGCTGAGAGTGTGGGACCACTCTTAGCCGCCTTTGCTGCAGACTTTCACGAGCTGATTGAGCCGATTGATGAGGGCACCTTTGACGATTGGGCTTATGCTTTTCGTATGGTGCGCGGTACCACCGATAAGTTATCGTGCCACTCCTCCGGTACAGCGATCGACCTTAATGCGACTAAACACCCACTGGGTAAGCGCGGCACGTTTCCAGCTGAAAAGGTACCTATGATCCGGGCGCTATCTAAGAAATACGGTCTTAAGTGGGGCGGCGATTTTAAGAGCCGAGCCGATGAGATGCACTGGGAAGTAGAAATATCACCCGTCAAGGCTAAAGCCTTAATCGAGACTTTAGGTTTATAGTTAGACAAACCTTAAGGGCACTTAGGAGTAATAATGAAAGATCAACTAATAGCTGCCGCAATGTCTTATGGACGTGCAGCTCTCGCAAGCGCAGCGGCGCTTTATATGTCAGGTATTACAGATCCTAAAGTACTAGCTAATGCTTTTATCGCCGGCTTAGTAGGCCCTCTACTTAAAGCTCTACAGCCAAGCGAAAAGCAGTACGGTCTAGGCTCTAAATGATCCGGGCCCTGATAGGGGCGATGTTGGGGACGTTACTCCTATCAGGGTGCGGTTACCAAGGATGGGTAAGGTATGAGTGCCAAGAGTACGAAAACTGGGAAAAGCCTGAGTGCGTGGAGCCGCAGTGTGTGGTTACGGGAACCTGCACTGAGGACCTTATTAGGCCAAATGAATAAGGATAAGCGCCGTCTATCGCCTGAGGATATACACGCTCGCCTTATCTTTCTTATAGGTGCGGTACTGGCCTTAACCTTTTTTGTAATTACAGCTGGGGCCGTTTATGCGCTGGTTTTTGTCACTCAGCCCGTAGGTGCTCAAGCTCCCAATGATCGAGACTTTATACAGCTATTACAGACTCTAGCCATATTCTTAACGGGTGCGCTAGGTGGCGTACTTGCCGGTAACGGGCTTAAATCCAAACCGAAAGAGCCTATAAAAACCGACACGCCTACATAGATACTTGCCTTATGTCAGATAGTGGGCTCATACTGATACCACAAACGCCGAGAGGGCTACTCGGATAGTATGCCTAATCGGCCTTAACAAAGGGCGATATATGAACAGTGCAGACTTTATAATAGTGTTTACAGTAACGGGCATAATGGCAGCGTTTATTAGGGCTGCATATACCTTAGGGTACCGACACGGGCACGGCGAGGGTTACATACGAGGCCGGGCAATCGTGAAAGCTCTCAAAGAAAAGAACCTGATCTGATGGGATTTTTAGATAACTACGAGGATGTAAATAGCAGGATTAAACGGTTTAGGACTGAATTTGAGACTGGCCGCTTGATCGCTTTTATCGAGGACATTGATCTAGTCAAGGGCACGATACTTGTACGGGCTGAGGCATATCGTAAGTACGATGATGAGCTACCGAGCGCCGTCGATTATGCCTTTGGCAACGTAGCGACATATCCGCAAAATATGAAAAAGTGGTTTATAGAGGATACGTTTACAAGCGCCTACGGTAGAGTTATCGGCCTACTTTCGCCAAGTGAGGGCGGCCGGCCTACCGTACAGGATATGCAAAAGGTGGAGACGGTTGCAGCTGAGCCCGATTACTGGACTACTAAATTTGTAGCCGATGATATACCTACGCTAGGTAAAGCTATCGAGACCATCGAGCAGGGCTTAGGCGGCGTATTACCTGAGGCAGCTCCTAGATGCGTGCACGGCACGATGGTATGGGCTCAAGGTACAAGCGCCAAGAACGGTAAAGAGTGGGCCGCATATAAGTGCACCGAGCGCAGTAGAGATAAACAGTGTGATCCTATATGGCACGTAATAGGTAGTGATGGTAAATGGAAACCTCAACAATGACCGAGCAGGGCCTCTTTGATTACATCAAGGCTACATACCTTGAGGATCTCGAGAAGTCCGAGCATACCTACGAATACATTGATGCGACGAGTACCGGCTACAGGCTCACGATCGAGCTTAAGTGCCGGCATACTCATTATGACGAACTGATCCTTGAAAAGGATAAGTACGAGGCTCTTATGGATAGAGCTAATGACCTCGGCTTTACACCCTTTTACATCAACTCAACGCCTAACGGCATATATGCGTTCAACCTACGCAAAATAACGGTTACTTTCACTACGAGGCGCTTACCATCAAACACAGTGGATAAAGGTCCAGCGATTGATAAACAGATAGCGCTATTACACATAGATAAGGCGGTTAAATTATAATGGGAGAAATGACGTTTATAAAGGCTGGAATAGCTACGACGATTCACGATAACGGCGATGTAACGAGCAGGGTAACGGCCATATGCGACGGGTGCCATAAAGAGAGCAGTCCGGATAATGGTCGTACGGTGGTAGATACCGGCGGCGAGGTCCTACTATGGTTATGCGAGGCGTGTAAAGGATGACGATATACAAATACGAGTGTAGACCGTGTAAAAAGGTCACAGATCAGATCGAGCGGATCATTACCGATAACCTACCGCCATACGTTAAAACGTTGCAGTGTACTAAGTGCGGCGTTATAGGCGTTTGTATGGTGGAGGAGCCTAAAGATGCCAGCGTATGAGTATGAGTGTATAAGCTGCAATATCCGGTATGAAGTCACTGCGCCGATAGGTGAAAACGTAGCGCCTTTATGTTGCGGTCATATTATGCGCCAAGTCTACGGCGTGCCCGGTGTCAGCTTTAAGGGCACGGGCTGGGGACATCAGTGAAAATAGGCTCATTATGT